GAAAGATATAATGGTATAAGATAAATAATTATTCATCCTTAGCCTTCTTAACATAAACTGCTTGTTGAGTTGCTACACTATGGCCCATGACTTTAGAATCTTTTTCCATCTCATCTTTAACATCAGAATATTTAGAACTTAAATATATTTTTCTTAAAAGGGTTGAACTTATAGATTTACCCATATACTTTTTTGAATATTTAAGTAATACCTTACTTAACTCTATTCTTGTTAATGGCTTACCGGTTGATGTCTTAAACAATACACCCATACCATTCATCTTAATATAATATCTTAATATCTTTCTTAAATCTTTATCTTCAATTGGTAAATCTAATTCTTGATATTTCTTACTTGTTTTATATTTATTCAATACAAAATATATATTACTTTTAGATGGTATAACTAAATAATTGTTTTCTTTCTTTTCTTCATCATTTAATTTCTTATATGCTGCTTGATTTATTGCTTTCATACCAGCAACATCATTTCTAAATGGCATTCTTGCATATATATTAAATAATGTATAGGCTTGTAACAATTGAATTTGTTTTTTAGAAATATCATCTTTGCTCTTTTTTTTTATTGGTTTTAATTCATCAGCCATCTTATTTATCATGTCATAAACTTCTTCAATAGTTGCAAAGTTCTTACTTTGTTTTTCACTTATAACTCCACTCTTTTGTTCATCACTATATTTATCATTTAATTCATCTCTTAATTTTCCATATTCTTCTAATAATTTATCATATTTTTCATCTTTATTAATTGCCATTAATAGTACAACTACAGCATTTAATATATTGCGTTGACTTAAATAATGTAAGTTATTTATTTTATTCATTACATCTTCCGATTTATTTAAAAAATCATAATTATCAGTATCATATATTTTTTGAAGTTTTTTTAGATTAACTACATATTGTTTAACTGTATTTTCTTTAATAGAAGGTCGTGATTTAGATATTTCTTCACTTGGATTTTTACTATCTATTGACATACTTATATATATAATAATAGATTATTATTTTAAATAAAACTTATAAAAAAATAGATTATTTTAATTTATGCGAAGTAACAATTAAATCTTCCATTTTCAATAGTAGCTACCTTAAGTAATTCTAAGTAGCAACGGAGAGTATAATCACCACCAGCAAGTGCAGAGGCTTTGTAAGTCAAATCAATACCCTTGTTGTTAACACGCTCATTTTTATTAGGGCGGACAGCAGTCCATCTAAACAACTGACCCAATCCAACATCTCTACTACTTTGATCTCTTCCCTCAAATGTTTCAGCAGTAAGACTGGAGGTAGTAGCACGCTGAACATATTCATCATGAGTAATCATAGGAACTTTACCTTCCGCTTGCTGAGTAGTATGAAATAATAAAGCACTATTAGTTCTATCAACATTAAATTCAAATCTATCATTGTATAAGATATTAGCAGCGATATTCATCTCACCATAAGAAGTTACTCCATTCAATAGAGATAATGGAGTGAAATTATCATTAGCAGCAAGATTAAACATAACCTTTGAAACAAGGCGACCATTACCACCAACCGGTAATGTAAGATTAGCAAATGCGGTTTCATCACCGGTTCTTTTAGCAAGGCGATAATCAACATATTGGAAAGATAATTTTGGATTTTGCTGTGCGTATTTATCCATAATCTCACCATCGTAAGAAATACTATCATAAATTAATTTACATTCATCTCTATCAATTTGGTACGAAACATCATTATTACCATCATCACTAGAAGCAACACACATACGGCGAGATAAGGAAGCTCCCGAAAGAGATGAAACTTCATCAGTAAAGGTTAAATCAATGTGAACCTCCTCATCAAGCATAAAGCAAGGGAGCTGATTGAACCGGAGGAATGGAAAAAGGTCACTTAAATAAACCGAATAAACTGGAGCATCAGCGATACCTTGTGCCGAAGTACCATTGTGATTCATAAAAGGTAGTAACTGAAAAGCACCAACACCTCCAGCCGCCGGGACAACTGGATTGCGTCCAACATCAAGACCAATTGTTTTAGCAGAATTAGGAGGTTTATCAGTTGTATTGGCTGTGCGGTCATCATATATCGGTTTGTGAGCTATACATCTCTGAGATAAATATTGTTCTCTTTCTTTATTGTCTTCATTAGAAATGAAAAGAGATTGATATGCGTGAAAATCAGAGTAGTCATCTATAGAGCAGACGACATTATTACCAATAGAAAGAGTAGCAGTCTGAATCAAATTAGATACACCAATATTTAATGGGTAGAAAGCAGTAGCACTCGTAAGTGGAGTAATACCAAGTGTTATCTTAGAATCCGAATGTAAGAATCCAGCAACTCTAGACAAAGTAAATCTAGCTCTACGCTGAGAGAATGTAACGGGGTCAATTACATCAGTGTTGAGCATTTGTCCGTAAGAGGATGGAATAGCACCAATTTTCATAAGATCCGGAATACGAGATTGTTCTTCCGTCATTTTTTGTTTTGATTGTTTTTCGGCTTTTGATTCTTTTTCAGTATCCATATATTTTGATCTTGGGTCATTGGCTATTGCGGCTTTTATTTCCGCAACACCAAGACCTCCCGTATTTACAAAAGCTTCATCATCATCAGTATCACTCATTTTATATAATTATATATATAAAAAAATAAAAAAAATAAAATTATAAAATTAAATTACATAGAAAATATTTACATTACGAAGTTGGACTCACATTACGACTTGAACACCCATGGAGGCATCCCAAGCAACAACAACCTTAGATTTAATAAATAAATATGCGGAGATTGGATTACCATCACTGAGACCATTCTTCATTTGAATAGAGAACTGCGCATTGGAGAAATCAACACCCTCACTATCTAACATATCATACAATACACCAACACCATAAACAGCACCAGTATCCGGAATAAAACGATATCCAGTAACAGCGTTTTGATTACCAGTAAATCCACGATTAGTATTCAGTGGAGAAGCAGTAGTACGTGTGTGCTGAGTTTCGGGAATAATAGAACCAAGGAACCCCTTGATAACTTGAGGGTCAACAACCGAAGTATCATTAGTGGTAGTATCATAAACACTCTCAACTTCAAATGCTGAAGGAAAGCGTTCGCCATTGCGGAGGAAAGATATTGTTTCTAAATTAGCAACACCTCCATTACCGGTACCAGCACCATTCGGGGCGATAGTAGGCATATAAGTAAGGAACCCATCTTGTGCTAAATTATTAATAAAATTGGCTGGAACAAAATTAACAAATGAAGCTAAAACCTTAGATAAGCCGAGATTGAAGTTAATAATAGAATTAGTACTTTCAAGTGTGGAGAAATATGAAGTAATTGAATTGAAATCTAAAATACCTTTTTCCGGGGATTGAACTCCAGTTTCAACTTCACATGTAACCTCAAGTCCACTTAATTCATAGAAAGCATTATTGATATTTGTAGTAGTCGCATCACTTGAATAGAAAAACTGACTATCAGGGGTTAAATGAATTTCAATTTCCAAAGGGACTTTATCAAGGGGCAGTTTAGATCCTCCGAGGGTAAGTCCCGAAGGCAACGGGATACAAAAAACGGAATTTTGGTCGTTGCGGATAACATTATCACGATATGATTGATAGTTAGGCATAATTAAAGCACTCTTAGATAGATGTCCCGCTACATCTTGCATACCAGCCATAACCGGAAGGTATGACGACATAAAGCGTCCATAGTGTCTAATGTGTTCAATAACTTGTTTTGTCTCGGCGTGGCGGAAAACTAACTGATCAATTACCGAATAAATTCCGAGTTTGTGTGAACCACGGAGTTCAGTAGCATTTGCTGCGTCCGGATGTAATGTTCCAGCAGCATCACGCCATATATTTAAATCTCCCGAAAGACGAAGAGAAGATAAATCAAGTAGAGCATCTTGTCTACCAAGCGTTATAGTAAGGATTGGATTACCGCGAGCAAAAGATACTTTACCCGAACTGGGGACGTTATTTGGTTGTAGGTTTAAATATTTTTGCGAACTCATTTTATATTTATACATATATAAAAATTAAAATTAAAAAACAAAAAAAAATACATAGAAAATATTGATTATTTCTTTACAAAGAAACCGTAACACTATCTCCGCGTATAGATATTCTTCTAATATGGAACAAGAAACAAAAGAGCAATTTGTCGTGTGCTGGGGCACGGTCCGCTCCAGCGGCAGTAGTTTCATTGTATAATAGCTGAATTTGATTAGATTTGTTATTAAGATTAGCAACACCATCATTCAAAGCATAAGCTCTTCCAATTAAGAAATTGCGGTTGTAATCAACAAAAGACCTTGGAACTATTCCAGCTTGATTAAGTGCTTTTTCTAATTCAATAAGTGGCTGGGCTGCTATACTCGCACCCTTGTTAATTTTAGATACAATAATAGGCCGGGCAACTAATTTATCATCCACTAACATTTGGTAAGATGTAAGACGATCTATAATTCCCACTTGTCCACTTCTAATAGAATGAAGGCGACCATCCATAGCAGTATTTTCTTCTTCATAAGCATTCTTGGCACCAGCCATTAAATCAGCAACACTTAAAGTTGTTGCGTCAGTAGGCATAATAATCATAGATTTAGCACGAGTGTTAGATACTTGAAGGTTAATGGTAGCATTACGATTAGATTTTAAAAGTGAATGTTTGTAATTAGTAACACTTGGAATATCAATTTCAATAGTTCCACCATCTCTCATCTTTTGCATCATACCAGCTTCATATCTCGGGTCTACACCAACTTGCTGAACCACAATCTCACAATTAGAGATTTCAGTAGTAATAGGGTATGATGTAGTAGCAGCAACAAGAACCGCACTAGCATCATCATTCTCGCGTCTATCAGTATCAATCGCAGCACTGAATAAAATAAAGTTGTTTGATGTTGCTTCAACACCGGTTCCACTATCACTATTTTGAAATTCTTCTAAAGTTAGTTTAATCTTTCCGGAACCATCTAATTCAATATTTTCAATCTTTGGATATCCTTGAGCACCACCAGCAGTTAGAGTTAAGGCACATTCACTTCTTGGGTCAGTAGTACTACATATACCGATTCTTTCTCCTTTTACGAAAGGGCATTGTGCGACACTTCTCATATTGTTTTGTAATCCCAAAAAGATAAAAGTTTGATTATCACCATTAGCAATAGGTAAAGCACCACCAGCAACACTGATACCATGAAAGATTGGATTTTGTTTCATACGACGATGGCGATTAACACTATCTAACTGCTTAACAAATCTTGCTGGGTCTTCAATGTCCACTTCCACAAATAAACCATTGCACATACCTACGGGGAATAACTTAGAATTCCCCGAAAATAGTCCGGAGTGTATTGGTAGTGAAAGTTTAGCAGTTAAGAAATCAT